GATTATTCATTTTCCCCCTCAATAACCGGAATATTTCCATAGGTGCCGGTGAGTTTCAGATTTATTTAGAAATCCATCGACTTTTTCTTTCTTCCCTTCAATTGTGATGGAAATAGTCCCGTCACAATATGAAAATTGCGTCATCTCTTCTTCATAATCTTCTGATTTTCGTTTGCGAAGCATTTCCATTGCATCTATATTCGCTTTGGCTTCTCTCCGAATATTGATGCCTGCCGGATCTTCATCATCATCAATTTCAACCAAATCAGGATTCGGATTCGGAAATACGCTTTTCACTTCTTCTGAATGTGTCATAATAACAATCCTCCAATTATTCCCAGCCTTCACGAGTCAAAATTTCCTGCAAATCCGGACTGTCGTTATAAACCAGCCCATACTTTTCAAGAATTCTTGAGTTAAATTTCCACCGGCCATCAAATTGACGGCAGCAGATCGGATGAAACCGATTATTTCTCACGTCTTCATCAAGCGCATTCCTCCCCCTTTCTACAAAATCCTTCAATGTTCTCGACATTCCTATCCAGATTTTTGCTTTTTTTGATTTTGTTTTCATTTTATACCTCTTTTTTAATTTATTTTCACTATAATTTACTTATAATGAATTTATATCATCTTTTTTGATTTGTCAATAGGGCAAATCAAAAATAAATAGAAATGATTTTAGAAAAGGAATTTTACAGGCTTACGATTCCATAGGTTGAATCGACTATGAATTTTCCGCGAATCAATGGGATCGCGGTGTCGCCTAAGTGGTTATAGAGAATTTTTGAAGCAGATCGCAGCCAAAGCAAACGGTATAATTCGGATATTTGCCGGTCTAATAGAAAGTCGAATACCTCAGAGATCGTAGCGTATTCTTTTAGCCCGTGCACTCTGGTTTCGTATCGGAAAATCCATTCCAATAATTGCGATGTATTTTCTGCATTGCTCCAACTGGGAGACGCTGACACCCATGACACATCTGCAATATCGACCGCAATTGTGTCTGTTTCCAGTGATTCAAGTACGCTTTTTGCAGGGGATTGGATTTTAATGGCAAATCCACCAGCAGGAATAATTGACTGAAATGCCAAATTGGTTAGCAAAATTGGCTGTTGTGAGGGTTTATCAGGATCCTCCTTGTGTTCTGCCTCCCAAACTATTTGAGCTTGTCCGGAAGCATTGCATACACCCCACATTTCAGGAGAAAATGAATTTTGGCGGTAAGAAGCGTATTCCCACAACCAATTTAATCCGGGAGTATTCCAGAAGGGTGTCATCATCAACCGTTGATGCGGCTGTTCGAACCGATGATTAAAATACCGTAGTTCACCTTCACGCCCGGTCGTATTCGGCCCCGCATTATGGAACCCGAATGCACCGCGATTGACGGAGAAAATATTGGCGTTGCATGATCCTACGGAATTTTTCATTTTGTTCTTGACTTATTTGGAAAAATTTGTATAGTACTCATACAGAATAGATAGACAGACACATCCCCTAGCCTGTACCTCTACAGGCTATTTTTTTATTTCGCTCCCAGATATTCCACCGAAGCCTCCTTGAACGGTTCAATCATCGCTTGGCGCAGATACCATAACCGGCTGTATGGCAGCAACGCAACCGCTGTATTTACATCAGACCGGCTTATGTCGTTCCCTTGGGCTATATCAAAAAATGTTCTTCCTGTATTAACTACGTCCCCTGCTCCGCCTAATGTCGGGCCTACGACCATCCCTAATGTATTATGGGCACTGAATCGGCTTGCTGGCTCTACGCCAAAGTATGAACGAATATCTCCCATCCCGCCGGTCATACGGGATTTCATCACGGATACATCCGATAAAAATCCGGCTATTCCCGACCGGTCGAATCCTTCGAAAATCAATTCATCCGGGTCGTACGACATTTCCTGACCGGCCACGAATCGCTTCAAATTAAACGACATCGCCCCTAATGCAATTGATGCCAGCGTTCCGGTCATAAATGCCGCGTCTTTGTATTGCAATCCGGATAATAGTACGGAATTGACCGCTGCGAATCCAAACGACCGAAATTGAAAGATGTGTTTACCCAGTGCGGTCGATGCCATCAATGGTTTTTGGCCATATCCGGGCGTAACAATGATGCGGTCGTTTTCAATCCGTAGAGCGTTTTGAAATTTTTCAGCAATGGCTTTATTGTTCCAGTCACCTGACTGGGCTATACGTAATCCATTATGAGTAATTCCTTTGGTAGAAAATTCATCCCAAATTTGGGTTAAGTCGCCATAAGACAACCCCATCTCTTTAGTTTTCAGATCCATTTTCCGTTTGAGTGTTCCGGTTTTGTTTATTTGTTCGGCTGCATCAAGAACATAATGGGAAGTTGCCAGGGCGGTAAACGATTTGGTAATATGATTGAATATGTTCATCAATGTGATATAGCCGAAACCTTCCTGTAATTTTTCCAGTCCCATTTCCAGTTTCGATTTAGGCAGAAACGCTCCGTTGAATTCGGAAAAATTGTTCATGCGGGAACCACGTAATAATTCGATTATTGCGGCTGAAATACGGGCTTCTTTCAATGCCATGCCTGCCTGTTTAGGATTGGTCGCCAAAGCCACAAGTGATTTCCCGATATGCTGCAATCCATACCGCATGATAGGACGCGCCATATCGGGCAACTGTGACAAGGTTACGCCTCCCAATGCCCGCAGTGTATTCCAAATTAACACCCCTTCATTGATCCGGATATACATACTATTCGGATCATTCGGCAATCCATGTACACCCCGTATCCGGTCACGCATAGCGGTTAATATCTTCAATACTTTTTCCCGCTGGTTATTTAACCGCTTGGTTGATCCGGCTTCATTGGCAATCAAATCATCATATCGTTTACTGATTGTTTCCAGTTGGGCTGTCATGGCGACACCTTCAACGCCTTCACCGAACCGCTTGGATAATTCAATGTCTGCTACGACTGAATTGATATAAGATCCCATGATTCGCTCTAAGTCGTTTTCGAGATACCGCTCGAAGCGGTCCAGCATGTGATCGGGAATGTCGATTTTCCGGATACGGGTAAACCTGGTTTTGCCGGTGACTTTATCCGTCTCCCGTATAGTAAATCCATCGTGTGATCCTTTTAAATCCTGGACAAATTGATCGACCTGTTCTTCCAGTTGCCTTTGTTCGGATACTTCGAGCCCCTGCCCTTCGCGCTTTGTTTTTTTCAGGATCTGTTCACGCTGCCAGTCGTATAACAGTTCTTTAAATTTACCCTCATTTTGCCAGATGGCTGCACGGTTCCATATTTGCGGCATATACCGGCGGGTGAAATTTTCCGCTTCTTTGATTTTATCCGGAATCGACTTGTATTTTTTGGGTTCTGATAGGAATGGTTTGATTTTTTTCTCTACGTCTTTTGGGATCGTATCGATCTTTATTTTTGCCTTTGAACCCTTCTTCTTGATTTGTTCAATATAGGTATCGACACTTTTGGCAATCGTGTCAATTTGTTTTTTTGATAGATCGGATTTGGTTTTTAATTTTAGTTCCCGCTGCCGGATTTCGACTAATATTTCTTTCAGTTGTGTCTCTTGCCGTAATACTTCGATGCGGTTAAATGTTTTGAATTTTATATCGGCTGTATCCCCCGCCTGCCTCTTTGCAATACTGAGTTGTTTCTTTAAATCTCCAAGTTCCTTTTTGTTGGCAATGCGTTTTGACTGTAATAATTCGATTTCTTTTTTTGCATCACGAATATCCTGCTTTTTTCTTTCACGAACTATTTGCCGTTGAAGTTTGTCTTCAATATCAATGGCCTTTTTAAATTCTCGATTCAACACACTGATTTTTTTTACCGTTTCTTTGATTTGCTTATTGTATTGCGCCTCTAAATTTTTCGACTGGACATCTTTGATCTGAGTTTGTAGTTCGCCGATTTTAATTTTGACATCGGCTAATTGCCGGATACGGGTATTCAATCCTTCGGCTATTAACTTTTGAGTTTCGGCACCCTTCAATATTGGCCGAAGGACATTTTGATCCAGATGTTTAATCACGTCGTTAATTTCCGGGACATCCGATGGCGGTATTCCTTCTTCCCAACGTCGCTTGGCTTTAACGACGGCCTCTTTAAACTCCATCCATGATAGCGGTCGTGAAGATTTTGGTGTAAACCGGTTAACAACTAAGTCACGGGCATCTAACGCCATACTGGATAATACTGGATGCTTAACTTCTTTTGTTGCTTTGCCAGCCATGCGCCGCCGTAATTTGGTGAAGTTCTCCATGATATTGATTTCAAGATTACCGTAGTAATTATCACTGGTTCGTTTGGAAATGATTTCAACTGCCTGGCTGGATTCGATTCCATCCAGGTTCTTTTCCAGTAATACGCTCGGTTGTACGATTTCGGCAAATAAGTCACGGGCTTCAGGAACGTCGATCTTCCCGGCAAGGACAGTCAACTCCGGATTAAAATTCATTTTAGCAAGAGTCTTTTCAAACTTAGTTCCAGTGGAAGCCATAGCAGACGGACTAATTGTTTGAATGCCGTCGAGGCCATGTATATTAAGATTGAACATTCCTAAGTTAGGTTGATCTGTTATTCTTTTTCCTAATTGAAATTGTACCGGATCAAATAATCCAATATTAAGAGTATTCCCCTGATAACTAATAAGAGAATCGAATCCATAGTTTTGCAATATGTTGATTCCAAAATCAGTTTCAAGAGTTTGGGCTTCCGCTTCCAATATAAAATTCCGTGCCATTTCCCGTGTTATTTTTGATGGATCGGTAATGGGGCTTCTTCTTCCAAACTCTTCAATTTCCATAAAGTAGCCCGATGGAATTATTTCCATCTGAGCGGCTTTAAAATAATCATCTAATATAGTTTCGATATGCTGTTCGTTTGATGGGTCAAACGGTTTGCTAACTTTGACCGTGCCAAATGTAACCCGTCCGCCCTCTTTGTCGCCCGCGTACGCATTGGCATAGTTTTTATCAATCGTAGCCCATAGAACCCGTTTCTTTCCTGTCTCCACGGGTTTTTCAAACCCGCCTACATTTGATCCTCTTTCGCCACGAAATACATTGACTTCCTGCCCTAATTTGATTCGTTCTATGATGTTCTCTAATGGTAAGTTTTGCGGTTCTTTAACCAGGTTAAATCCGGGAATATCGACTAATTTCAAGTCCTCTGTCAATGCATCAACCAGTTGCGCCGTTTTGCTTTTAGGCAGCATTGATAGGCTTCCACCCATGATACCAGCAAAGATGCCCGCCCCAAGCGTATCTAGTACACTTTCTTCGATAGGCTTCAAATTATCCCCATGCTGGATGATGGTTTCAGATAATGCGGTCGAACCAATAGCGGCTAACCCTACGTCTGTGGCTGTACGCAAGGCGTTCAATGCTTTCCCGGTCTTCCATGCTTTTAGTCCGATTGCGCCTGGAAGCAGCCATTGAACCGGGTCGGTAAATCCCATTGCCAGCCGAACCGGCAGCCCAGCCCATCCCCATTCTTCCAATGCTTCACGGTCGCGTATTAATAAATCAAGGTTTTGCCGGATGCTTTCAACGTCATTTTCACTACGGGCATACATGAACCGTTCGGCATAATGTTCATATCCTTCTGGAATGTGATCAAACGGATCAAAATCAGTAAATGATCTGGCTCCCGTATTCAAGGAAGTAAGATTGGTTAACGATGTATCTTCCCGCCATGATGCCCGTGCTAAATCAAATAATGTAGCATTGCCAACCGGATCATTATGCGACGGCATCCGGTAGGATATATTTGCTTCCGGTCGAAATTGTGTGAAACGGTTGATATCCAATGTATTGATAAAGGTCATGGCAAGGCTTTCTTTAATAAGGTATCAGACGGGCGAATCTTGGATATTTTTTCTATATCCTCCGGACTGATATCAGATAATTTGGTTTTGAATTTCTGTATTTGGTTTCTTAGTTTCTCCCCCTCGCGATCCATCATGGCAGATAAAAATTCTTGGTGTTCTTTTTCGACTCTTGCACTTTCAACGTCTAATGTTTTTTGGTACTCTTGTTTCAACTCAAGCCGCCTCGGATCAAAAAAGAACCGGTAATCCTGTACGTCTTCCCACAATCCGTTTTTATCGACATCGACTTCCACTTTCCATGATGGCGGATTCATCATAATCGTGGCATTGTCCGCTTGCAGCCGGTATTTAGTATTCTCCGGCAATCCAATTGATCGAACCAAATCCTCTTTGATCTGGTCGTTCACCGGTTGCATATCATCAAATCCAAGCAGCAATTCCGGCGCATGTTTCATCACCCGGTTTTCTCCAACACGGGTAAAGGCATATAAAGAATTCGTCACGTATCTTGCCGCTTCATCCGCTGCATCATCAATGGTTAGCCGTGAATTTGACTGGTGTAATTGACGCGCAAGATTTTGAGCATCAGCAACGATAGTCGTTTTCGGCAATTTCCCCATCCCCCGAAATGTAAAATATTCAACCCATCCGGGTTCACCAATTATATTTGATGAGGCTAAAGCGGAATCGACCGCCTGATTAAAGTCCTTGTTCCCAACTTCCGATAATTTAGACCTCGCTTTTAGTTCATCTGGATCCATCTGTTCCCGCTGTGTCACGGTTTCAATCGCCTGTTTTAATGGCAACCCGTTTTCGACCAGGTTTGAGACGGGGAGCAAAAATTCCATATCCGATGAACTAAATTGCTGCAATGCCCGGACCGTATTCGGATTCGACCGGATCACATTGTAATAAGCCAGGCCATTCTTGACCGTCTCTTCATCCCGTGATTGATTGGCGATACGAATTGATCCCGCGACTGAATCAGGAATAATACCCTTGGGATCGACCAGGGATTGAACAAGAACTTGTGCTTTTTGTTCAATAGGAAAATCGGCCATTTGGGATTCGAGTTGCTCCCATGCCATGTTAACCGCGTCCTGGCTGTCTTTATCTTTTGGATCCAGCCGCCCGGGTGAATTGATCAAGTTTGCCATTGCCTGGCGTTTCTCATTTTCGATCATCAACGACTGAAGGCCATTGGCATAAAACGAGAAAAATCGAAATCCGGATTCAGGATTATACCCCTTCTCAAAATCCCGTTTCAACTCCGTTATCCCATTAACATAGTCAGCATGGGTCGCTGTACCGGAAATCATTTTTTCCGATAGATCCATTTGTTTGAATATGTATTTCCGGTTGATTGCTTCCTGGTAATCCCGTTCACGCTTGGCTATTTCTTGCTGTCTATCCAGTTCTTGCGCCTGGACGATACGCTCCCCTGATTGAACGGCTTTATCACGGTCGATACCCTGGAATCCATACGAATCGACTTTGTCCAATGTAGCCTGTGCGTTTTGTGCCAGGTCATGAGTGAAGGAATTCCAGCGTAAGTTATCCTGGGTTTCCATGACCAGTTTGGCGTATTGTTCAGGGTCATAGAAATTACGGCTGTCATTTAGGTCTGACAGAATGCTGGCTTTGATTTCCGGACGGTCGTCAGGATGCGCGTCGGTATACTGATCAATCTTGGAATCAAGAAGTGCTTGAAGGTTTGCCCGCCCGTATTGATCCGATAGATTTAAACCGGTTTCGCGCGCCTTTAACGACATGCGGAATATGAACTGATTCACCTCCGGATCGACGTAATCGAGTACATCTTTGTCAATCTCGGTCGATTCTTTGTAGTCATCCCACGCGTTCTGAACGTCCAGCATCAACCCTTCGGAATAATCGTCTCCATACTTGCCGGATTCATCCCATTGCTGTTGGATGTCCGCTGCAAGTTTGTTGAATTCCAAAACGGTACTATTACCTTTAGAGACAATTTCTTTTTGTTTCTGCTTGGCCTCATATTCGTTGATTTGCTGTTGTTTGGCGAAGGCTATATTTGTCAGTTGATTGCCGGTCGAACCCAGATAGGCCAAAGGGGAAGGGATAACCGCCTGTTGAAATGCACTGGGAGCCTGTGAAGTGATAGGCTGCCGTCCAATGCCTGCATCAGATGCCCGTGGGATTCGTGCCATTATTGTTTATCCTAAATTATGACCTATTTTTAATTTTCTATAGAATGGAATTCCCATTTTGTTACATAATGCTTCCCGGTTATCTACAATAATTTGATAGAATGATGGGTTTGAAATAGTAAAATCAGTATCGATAAATATTAAATCCACATTTAGGAAATCAGGATCATTCATAAACATTACATTAGGCAATATAAGTCTCGATTGTATAAACTGCCTCCAAAATTCCGATTTCTCTACCACTCGAATCCGGTTATTGGTTTTTTTGGCAACTCTTGAGAGCAGCAATGTTGACAGTCCACCGCCAATTTCCAAGATGATCCCGCTATCAATTTTCATCGACTTGCAATAAAGAAACTTCCATCGTGGCCACTTGTGCCATTTCGCCCCCGATTGAAGCATGGTTAAAACCAATAACGGTTCATGAAATAACATATAAAGAAACGAATAAAGTTTCATTTTTCCCCGCCCTTTAAAAGTGAATACGTTCCAACCGAAGTCCCAACCTGCCCAGCCGCGCCCAGGAGCGAACCGGTTAAAGCGGCTTTCCCCTGCATTCTGGATAATTCCCCGGCGGATTGCGCCTGACTAATACCAACGTCTGCATTAAATTCACGGCTTCGTTTATCCCGTAAATACCGCATGTACGCATCCCGTTGAACCGCCAAGGAACTTCCGGTCGTAGCAACGACTCCTTGTGAAGCAGAGGCTGCCCGCTGCTCTCCAAGGAGGGATTGAAATTCATCTTCATAGATAGGTTCATTGGCAACCTGGGCTTGCTTGATTGCCTGTGCTTGCTGTTCTGCAACCTTGGCGTTGTACTCGCCCTGCTTGGCGGCCGATACACCGGCATAAATAGAAGACGCAACTGAAAGAACCGTTCCAACTACTGCCATAAAGGCCATTATATTTCCCCCTTGATTTTATGGTCGAAGTTCATTGTCTATCCTCGCATATAACCAGTAGTCGCTTCCGTCTTCCCCGTACTTCGACAACAACGACTCGCATTGAAAGCCTAATGAAATAGCAAACCGCTGGGCTTTAGCAGAATCGTTTCTACACACGGCTTGCAATCGATGTAAATCCAACCGGGATAAAGCCACACACATAAAATCCCGCACAGTACGGATTAACCACATCCGGCGTTCTTTTATTTGTTCAGTCAATATGACCCATGCTTCCCCGACTCCGTTCCATAGTTGTGTGATCCCTCCCATGCCAATAATCGACCATCCATCCCATGCCGTGAATATCTCACACCGGAAAAACAATGAATATCGAAGCAGCGTCCACCGGACATTCCCGTGAATCGACGGTCGGATAAAAAGTAAATGCCATAGGTGGAACGGGGTTACGGTAATCATGTCAATCACCTTCATCATAAAACGTTGACCAAAATAACGCCAATCCAAAACATAGAGCATGGATATACAAAAAAACATCCCGCCTTACTAATTCGTAATGAACTAATACTATTACTATAGGAATATTTCCTAACCATAAAAGAAACCCTTTCCAAGGTTTATAGCGAAACATTTTATTGATCATGAGTGAATCTCCAATGTCCCATGTATACTGGTTATGGTCACCGGTAAAGCATTTGCCTGTTGAATCGTAACGATCTTCTGTGTATCCCAATCAGGAAGAAATACCTCTTTCGATGCCGGTAACGTAGCCGATGAAACCGCTTCAACCTCCTGGCTATTCACGGTCAATCCTTCCGTATCCAAACATTCAACCCAAAAATCCACAAACGATTTCATCATGTTTTTGCTAGTCTCGCGCTGCGACAATTTAATTTCGACCGGCATTGGTTCCAAGGTCGAAACATAACAGAATCCAACATAGAATGTCCCCGGATTCGATGCGTATGTAAATGTCCCTACACCCAGGCTTGTCAATGTCACATTGATCGGGTCACCGCTTGCATCGACCAGGTAATCATCGTTCGAGTCGAAGATAGCCACTTTCTTACTGGCAAACCGTAGGGCTTTAAATGTAACCGTTGTTCCGGTATACCCGTATTTTAAATCGGTTGTAACCGGGTCACCGCTGGTTATGGCCACGATCCCGTCTGCCAATTTGGTATAATCCATATACTCGATGTAATTAACGCTGCCACGCCTAACGATCAACCATAATTGATCCCCGCTCGCTGCCGGAAGCGTTCTGACCGCCTTTACGGTTCCGCCTACATCATGACGATGCCATGCAATAACATTGTGTTTCCGTTCATAGGTACAACCGTAAAGATTGCCGGATTCATCGACAACCCAAATCACATTGGTTGGAACCGCCCCTTTCGTTACCAACCCGGATTGCTGAAACGCCAATTGGAAAACGACGCTGCCGAATAAGTGTTCGGATCGAATGGTCAAATCTTCCGGTTCGTATGAGTCGCTTTCAATGGTGTACCGGATTTCCCATAGCCGTGATTTTCCCCGGTCTGCATATACCAGCGTCCCGCCTACTTCGACCGGTTGAATAAATGCGCTGCCAAAATTGCTATGTGGTTTTGCCGGGAAGTAAGTAGGCGACAACGCTTGGTCATCGACGCCAATGATATAGATGTTCGATGTCGATCCGGCGATCAATCGTCTGCCTGAGACCAGGAATTGCAGCGGGTCCACACGATTAGAAGCAATTTGATGTTCATACGGGTCAGATTCGGTCGTATTCTCCTGGTCGAAATTTTCATAGTCCCGTATGCGTGAACCTTGTATAACGTTAGGACGCAATGGAGGAGCCGCTAAATTTAACCGCTGTTCATGAGATGTGATCAAACGCGGGTATGAGGTTTGCTCAATCGCTTCATCTTGTTGTGTAAACCGGCTGGCAGGGATAATCTGGAACCCTACTTTAAATTCCCAGTATTCGCTGCCAGTTCGTCCGGTAGTAGGAATTGTAATCGTCGCTAGCGACTGCCCGCCATCGGTTAATGCCAGCGAATAGTTAGTATTGAAGGTCGATAATAACAGACCCTCGGCATCAGTCGGTTTCACGATCCAGCCTGCCGGGTCATCATCTCCCCAGTTGGGTGTACCATCGACTGTAATTGTTGGCCATGCTGCCGATTCTTCGTCCGGATGGGAAGCGTTCAACCGGTATGTCCATCCCCAGTGGGCTGCATCCGGCGACATCTGAACGATAATTTCATATATCCCGTTGCCGCTGCCGCTTCCTTGTTCATTCGAATCGGCACCATGCCAGTCACGGGTAACTGACAAAAATGTAACGCCTGTGCCATTCCCGGCGCCCCCGTTATAGGTGACGCTAACCCCGCGACGCCATCCAAGCGAATACCCTAGGCTTGCAGTCAACCCGGCATTGACCAGCAACCGGCATTTAACATGATGCAGCGTTCCGGTCAGTGCTTTAAAACCGCTTTTCCCCGCAAAATAATTGGCTCCTGTCGTTGAAAATATTGCCCCATATTCGCCTGCAATATGCTTGCCATCGACAAACACATCAAATGTGGTATCGCCATTTACGGCAAAGTAATAGGTATCATTTGCGGGAATCAGTATATCCCCTTCCATTACCCACGCCCAAACTTGGGATCCGGCTAAATATCCGTCATCAAATATTCCCGAAAGATAGTCCGGCAAATCCTCGTAAACAAAAGCGCCGCCCGGAGTTCCCCATGCTGCCCCCCAAGTAGCATCATCATGAACTCCACCAGGCAAGACTTCGACACTTTCCCATAACGATGTATCGAGCATACCGGTCACATGAGATTGATCCGCTGGATGCGTACCGTAATAACTGTAGACATCGTTTGGGATTTTATACAATAAATACCGGCGTACATTGCTGAGAGTGAAGGTTTCCCCAACCAGCAAGACTTCCTGTATTTCCCATGTGCCCGGTTGCGTATCGCCGGAACGAATCAATTTATGCAGGGAATGAACCCCATCGACAAAATACAAAATATCATTGATCTGGGTTATACGTAAATTCGGAATATCATCATTGCCGAACGGGACACCAATCGTATTTACAACTGCATCATACACCTCGGTCGATGTGTTCCACGTGGAAACAGTGCCATCGGACAAGAGTTCGACGACATGGCCATCCGTCTTTGTTTCAAGATGATAGATGCGAATATAGCCGTCCGCGCTGCCGCCGCCCGTTGAACCGATTTCAAGGATATACGATTGACTGGGAGTCGTTGAAAACACGAAGTCAAGAAATCCTATGTTGTAACTATTTTGTTTAGCGGCGGCTAAAGTAACAAATCCCGCACGTCTGGAAACCGGCCCCTGTGCCAGAGAGATGAAGTTGAGCAGAGTTTTACATCCGGAGTAATACGCCTCGAAATCAATTTGTCCGTACAGGTTTGGGGACAGTTCGCCGGATACAAAATCTGCCTGATATGTTTCGATTCGCGGGTCTGCCATTCATTAAAACCTCACGTCAGTTAATACCGTACTGCTTATGGTTTCCGGTCCATCATCCTGAGAATCATTCGATTGTGCTTCCGCAATTTGGCGCTGATAATCATCACGCCGAAGTTGTTCAATTTGAGTCGACCCGGTCAACGGATAGGCAAACTCTTTTTCCAGGCGTTCAATAACTGCATTACGAAGAGAGAAATCGAATTTTCCCAGGAATGTTTGCATGACATCAGGAACGGTATAATCTCCATTCACATATTCCGCATGACTGGCAGGGAGTCCGTCCAATGTGAACGACGTCGGCATGTAGACATACCGGATTTGAACAATGGAAGCATTGCAAACCAAAGAAGCGACTGAAACGCTTTCGTCATCTTCCAGACGGAATTTCTTGTCAATATCAACCGAATACATCAAGGTGTTATCGAGTGATATTTCTGTCATGCGGATGAAATCGGACGGGAGAAGATACCGGCGGGTAAATCCCCATACAGGTGTATTGGCTGTATCCTCGGTTAATTCCGCCCGCTTGGTAATGCAATTCCAATTATGTGAACGTAAAACATCAGGCAAGACGGATTCAAAGGTTTTCCGTCTTGCCCATGTTTTCTGGTTGGAGGGGGAACCAGACAAGTTCTCTGCATCATATCCCGCTTCGGTCAGGGGAGATTGCCGAAGATTAACCAAAGCGGAATTGATAAACCATATGGGATGAATCGGCATGATTAATCCTTTATGCTTAGCATATACGCACGATCACTTTGTCTAATAACTGCATTGTTATCACCAATTGTACGCAATAGCCTGATTTTTCTCCAAGGACGGGTATCAATCCAGTAATATCCATACCTGGTTATATCACTGCCCAGTTGAATATATGGATCATTGGCCATACTTGCAATTGAAATACTGTCAATCGCCGCACTGGCAAAAATCCCAAATGTTCCATCTGAGATGTTTCCGGCGAAACTTGCCGCGATAATTTCTTTTGCGCCAAGTGCTACTCCTGAAAGAGAAGGCGGTTCAGGGATATTGCACAATTGAATCAAAATTCGATCTGAATCCATTACATTTATTGCCGGAGTAATAATAGAACGAGTAATAGTGGATGTACTGGCGACGAAATGCGCGACCATTGATTTCTTGTTGCCTGCCGTATTGCCTGTGTCCGCTGGAATCGTTACGGTTGCACTTACCACATTACTGTACACATTGTTATTAAATGCATCGTGAACAGTAACCGCGTGCATACGTATTCCTAAATGTTCCGGTGAAAAATCGAGAAAATTTCCAACCGATATATTTAAATCACGTGGAATCACTATTACGCCACTGGCATCAAATAACAGACCAGCATTATTTGAGTTGTACTGACTTTGCCCCATTGAAACCAATGGAAGCAAAAACATCGACATGAAAAACAATACAGCAACTGCTAATACTTTAATTTTATACTTCATGATCATTCACCTTTTTAAGATTAAGATTGAGAATGAAGCCGATAGGCTAGAAGCCCATCGGCGTTTGAGATATTGAGATACTTACTGCGCTGCCTGCCATTCAGTGGTTAATGGTTCCAAGCATTCGATCTGAACAACGCCATTATCCAGTAACCGCGCACCGTTGAAATACTCCTGGATCAATACCAGCCAATCATTGAACCACAACGGGATTTGCTGCACGATGGTCATTCGGGTTGACCATTCCGCACGAGTCATAACCTCTTTGACATACGCAACACATTTTCTAGTTGTCGCCCCGCCGCTTTCACCGGTTGGCAGCACATCGACTGAAACAGGAATCCAGTCAAATCCAAGCCATTTCGTTAACGTTCCCTCATTTAGAGCATTTACCATATTGTAGTCACGGCTTGTCACTTCCAGTTCTGACAACATATTTTCTAATTGTTCGGCTGCATAAAACAAATACCGATTTTCCTTGGGAGCGTCAGCAACATCGAGCAAATATTTAGCCCGCCGGACTTTCCCCGTGGTCATTCCTGAATCAAGCGCAGGGATTTTTTGCACCTCCGGAAGAGGAACCGCAACCAGGGTACTTTCATCCGGGCCGCGAAATGCATTTCCAACCGCCGCCTCAAGAAAATATTTTGCACGTTGCCGGGCAAGAGCCATCGCAATTGATGTAATCGTATTCGACTTCAAATCCAAAGTCGTTGACATATTGTCTTGCCCGTTGATTTTGCGGTCGTCATACATATTCCGTGGCGCAACCCAGGTATTTGACAGATTGTGAACGGATGGATTTACCGCTCCGGTTACGGTAACACCGGTTGGAACGATCATCGTTTCCCGCGCTGTACGTTCTTTGGCAGTCGATTTCCCCATGATGGAACATCGAATCTTTTCCGATCCGGTTCCATTTTCCGTCATTGCCCGGTTCATCGTAGGATCGATCCCGGACTGAAGAACATGAATAATGTTCTTTTTGAATTTCGTTTCATTAATGTTAGGAGCATCCCCGGTATATCCAGCAAGATTCAGGGATGACAGTAACCCATTTAGATTGTCTGTAGTAGCCATAATTTTTTCTCCAAAATATCGCGTTTTATTTCCGTGCGTTATTTCGGAAAGGTTGCTCTTACGAGGCTTTCCTGGGTTGCCAGTTATGAAGGTTGCTCTTACGAGGCTTCAATACAGAAACCTTTATTACGCAATTATATTGCATTTATGAAATTATTAAACACTAATTTTATTTATTTCCAAGTATCAACAATTCAAGTTTATTCCATTCTTGATCAAGATTTTTATACTCTTGTGTTGCACGATCAAGAGTCATCATCTTTTTCTGTATTTCTGTCTGCCGTTCCAATGCCTTTTCCGCTGTCATCGTATCCGCCAATGAAATTCTTCCAGCAGGCGGAGAATCATTTAACCGTCCTGAAATAAAATAATTCATTAACCGGAAAAATGCCGGATCATTATCATGCTGTTTTAATGCTTCCCGCAATGGTTCCGGCATCGATGCAACTTCCCGGTGAACCAGTTTGATCCGGTTCTCAAATTCGTTTCCGTATTCCTGTTGAAGTTTCTGCAATTCGGCTTGCTGTTGTTCGGCTTGCTGTTGTTCGAATGCCTGTTGCTTCGCCAAATAGAATCCAACAATACCCGCCGCCTGCTTTGCCGGAACGCCCAATTCCAAAGCCGCTGCTTTAAAAGAACCCAAAAATTCATCATCGACCGTAACCCCTTCCGGCACATCGAATTGATATCCATCAACTGAATGCGGAATCCCCAGCGTTTCCCGATATTGTTTAACTTCTTCTTCACTTGCGCCTTCCCCGGGAACCTTTAAATATTCATTCTTAGTTTTTGTATATAGGGAATTCATCTCTTTATACGACTTAAAAAAATCCCCCATATTATTGAACCGGTTGGCAATAGCATCCTGCCGGTACTCTTCCGGCAAAGATTCTACAAACGACTTGGTTTGCAAATCTGCTTGATTTCCGGTTTGGCCTGATCCCAATAAAGTCGATTGTGGTTGATCTAATACGGCTGTATCACTCATCTTTTAGTTCCCCCATTTCTGGCTGTTTTATAATTTCAAGATAATTATCTTTAAGATATTTAATAATATTCACCAGGCTGCGCTGTCCTTCATTGAATATCGTTTGATTCACATCCCCCGTGAATGTAGTGTCGTTACAAAAGTAATTCTCTTCCAAATACTCAATGATTTTTTCCCCCGCTTCGGAGTTCAGTATTTGAAACGATAAAATATGAGCCTTGGTTATGACTGGTTTCATTTCATGATCTTCGACATTCCCGAAGCCCCCATTTCAAAGTTCTGCATTCCCTGGTCAAGTTGTTGCTGTTGCTGTTGTTGTTGAATTAGTTGCTTCATTTCCTTTTCAGATTTAACACTCCCGGGAGGCGCATCCAAAATCCGTTCAATCTGCCTCATCATGAAATCGCCATTTAACGACATAGGAATCTCCGGATTAGTTCCCGCCATTTGCTGACCGTATTCCATGAGCCGCTCCATTGCGAATACTTTCGACATACGCTGTGAATTGAACAACGGCCCCACAGCACGGGCGGAAAGTATTTGCCCCTGTGCTTCCCGTGGAATAGCAGGCAACCCGCCACTTCGGTATAACACAAAAAATGTACCCAGTATCAACGGATTGACAAAGTCGAATTCATGCCGCCCTATCAATGGAGCATTCAGTTCATTCTTGGTCGATTCAATGGCATCAACCTCACGGGCCGACATGTTTGGCCCGCGCCGGATGGCAGAGAAATTGAACTTTTCATGAAACATATCACCCATGTTATTATTCAGATTTTCATCCGCATACGCCATCGTATCCATACGCCGGTTCGATACCATTTGCGTCAATGCCTTAGTTGGGTCAATGCCAGCCTTCACCCAATTGATCTTACCCGGTTCGATTTGAATTCGGCCTATGATACTGTCGTTCTGTGCCAACATTGGCGGATCGACATCTTTCCCTAATGCCTTCAAAAACAATTCCCATAATTTGTTTTTGGTTTTCGCATCCGGCAAAGCGATAGTTGCAGTCGAATAGCCGTATGGACCATCATCCATCTTCCACGCCCGCGATACCGTAAGCGGAAAATCATAGAATCCTTTGAGCCGTTCCCCATACGAATTGATCAATGTTTTTTCCCCTAAAAGAATCATTACCGAAATATATCCATGATCAGGGTTAAACATTGGGTCGTCTTCTTTTGGGGCGACAACATGCAACAATTCGTATTTTTGGTATGGCTTGTTTTCCGCTGCATCCCGAATCTTTTCACTTTTTACGACTGACTCAGGATAATTCTTGGCGATTTCGTGGGCAGACATTTTGAATTTATATAATGCTGTATCAATTTGTCCCTGGCTATTCTCGATCACATATAATCCGCTCAATGACCGGGGCCGAAAATTCAAATAGCCGGGCTGTGCAATTGGGTCGAGTTCATGCCAAAACATGGCGCCTGTCCCAAACAACGAAAAATCAAAAAAATGAGTGAACGCTTCGGACTTAAAATTCGACCGTGCCAATGTCTTGTAGATTCGGCGTTCGCACTCTTCGAGCCATTGAGAGACCGGACGGTATTTCATTAAATCTTCATCTTCCAAGTCCAGTGAAAACCAGTCGATTGTCGGCCCTATCATGGTTGAATACGCCCGTGAAATCGACTGCACCAATAAATGCACCGGCTTGGATGAATAGATTCTCCATGTCTTTTTCGGGTCGCTGTTTTCACCGTAAAAACTGGCTTTCCAGGGAGCGAAATACTCAGCAAGTTCTTGGTACAAAGCGTCCTTTGAAGAACGCTCGGATTCAAGTTCTGATAATGTTTTACACCAGAAGTCTACGGTTCGCATAGCTTATCCTTTATAATAGTAATCATCGATACGGGCTAAAATATCTTCCTTCAATCCCGCGCCTGATAACCCAAGTTTTGCAGCAAGTCTCTTCAATTTCGCATACGGAATTTTTTCCAATTCTTTCAATTCATCCGGAAGGTCGCCCTCATCGATATCA